TAAGTGACAAACTCCAGGATATGACTTTCCCACTTCTTCATGAACAAATACCATAAAATACCATAAAATATGACATGCTTAGATTCATAGAAGACTTCCAAAAGGAAATTCCAGAGGGTGTCCAAATTCTTTTCCATCTTTACAGTTATATGGATACAGGACTTAATGTTATCTTAAATAAAAATGACATACTCTTTTCAAAGATGAACATTGTACTTTCTGAAAAATTTTACCACACTAAAACTGGAATCCAAGTAGATGATTCTATAAACTTTGGAAGAATTTATACAGAAAATGGAAAGCATATAATTACAAAAACAGATCCTGCTGTATGGGTAGGTATACCAAGAGGAAACAATCTTCTTAGATACTTAGGCTTTGATATTATTCTTCTTTCAAAAATATATTACTACCTTATACATTTAGATATAGATGAAATTAAGCAAGGTATTGTAAAACATATCGATATTCTTACTGTAAGAAAACATTTACAAGGTATACCAGATGATCTTAAAAATCTTTATAAAACTGAAATGGACAGGCAAATTGTACATCTTGAAAAGATCATAAGAAATAAGAAATCAGAAATTAAAGAATATCTGTCATGGGACACTGACAGTATAACAGACATGTGACAACTTTGTCAGTACTCTAAATGACAAAGTGACAGACCTATGACATTTTTGTCAGTACTCAGGCTGTCATTTTGTCATTTTTTATATGTCTTAGATGCCCATTCTTTTTGACTGGTACGATTTTTGCATTTTATAAGGTATAACCAATTAAAATTTATAAAAATGTCACATTACAACACAACACACATTACAGATCTTGAAAAGCCAGTATGCTCACTTGTTCCAAAAGGGTACTCTGTTATTCTTCCACTCAATGATAATGATAGCCTTTATGCAGGATCTCCCAGTATCATCATCAGAAGTACAGGGATTTACATTCTTAATGCTTGCAATTTTCCATATGTAGATGAAAATGGAACTTTGTCATCTGTTAATAAAGTTGCAGGAGTATGGATCGACAGTACTACACATACTTATATAAAGAAGTATCAGATTTTTGTTTGTCCTTTACTTTCTATGGACTCTGTGGGAGATAGAACAACTCTTCCTATTGAAATTCTTTCATCTCTTATTTGGTCTATAAAAGAGATTAAATTCCCTTTCCTTTATAAAGTGCTTGATAAGATATGGGCATTTGACCAAATAAGTAAGCAACTTGATGCTTACGCAAAATCTCTACCTAAGGATGTTTCTCTTATTTTTAAATCTACAGACCTTTATGAAACTACCGTAGTTGTAAACAGTCAAGGTCTTTTTTATACAAATGAAATCATTACCATTTCAGAAGATAACTCTTTTCAATCAAACATAGGACTAGATCTTACAGAAAGAAATACAGGGATTATTACTGAGAAAGGAGATCATATTTCTACAGAAGATAGACCAATCATTACTACAGGTAAAATAGAAAATCTTGAGCCACTTGAAGATATCTTAAAATTCGATCTTTCATTTAGTATATTCCTTTACACTTATCTTTCTCATTTTTCTATAAATGAAATAGAAAGACTCCTTGAGGATAATATTTTAAAATAACTTTTTTGTTCATAACTGGTGTGCCTCCAAATCCTTTACAAAGGAGGTGCACCTTTTTCAAAATCTTTAAACTTTTAACAATATAAAATCAGTCAAAAATGACACTTTTACAACTTAAACAACTCAGAAAAATCTTAAATCTTTTTGTACCATTCTTTGGTATATTTGTCTTTGCACTTTTCCTTAGAAATCTCTTTATTCCTACACTTAGGACAACTCTTGAATTTCTTGGAAGTACACTTATACTTCTTCTAAGTGCCTATGTTCTTAAAGAAATAGAAGATAAACTTAAAAAATAGAGACATTAAATTTAAAATTTACTTATAAAATGAAAGTATCAGACTACGCAGAAGAGAATCTTTTATCTTTAAAAGAAGATTCCCATAGTTCATCTTCAAAAATTACAGAGTTTGTTCCCTTTGGATACTCTGTAATTGTTCCAACTGTAATAAATCCTATAAATCAAAGACCTTACCCATATGGATTTGTTATAAGAAGAGATGGTGTTTATAGATTAAATTCAGACTCTGTCTATGCTTACAATAGAACTAATACAGAACCCTCCACTTATAATCTTTTAGGAGATGAGTGGACAACTGATGACTCTGAAAGTTATAAGGTATCTGAGCATGAATGTCTTTTTACTCCTGTACTTCCAAAAGATAGTCTTGGAGAAAGAGAGTATCTTCCAAATACTGTGATTGATACTATCTATACAGAGATAATAAAACTTGGATATTTTCCTAAACTTTATTCTTTGATTTATGCCTCAGATAAGATTACAGAAAGATATAAGGAAGTGATGCTTACTGATCTTAAAAACTTTAAAGAAATGATCCCTTATGGAATTGTTCTTCTTTTTAGAATGAAAGATCCTTATAATCTTATTTTTATTCTTTCAAAAGATTCTATGTCCTATACAACAGATTCTATAAAAATAAAAGACTACGCTCTTGGAGAAAGAGAATCAAAAGTTCTTTCTTCTACTCCTTATATTTGGTACAAAGATTCTATTATTTCCACAGACACTTTGCCTTGTGTAGTTCCAACAACTCTTCCAGATAAAGATAAAAATAATGATTTTGAAAGAATCTTAAAGAATGATATCTTCCTTTTACATGAACTACATTTTTCTTTGTCAAGATTTAAAGAAGTTCCAGGACTTATAGATATGCTTTCTGAACTTTCTGTACCACTTCTTAGAGAACTTTCAGAAGACCTTAGTGAAGTAGATGATATTCTTGCAAGTGTACTTACATGTGAACATAACAAGAGAATAGACCAGGAAATTTCCACTCTTGAAAAGCAAATAGAGGAGAAAAGAAGTGAGTACATACAAAAACCTATTAAGTAATGTGTGTAATTGTAGCAAAATATCTTTCAAGTACAGGTTGGGTACTTATGAAGAATAGAGATAGAAACTACCGACCAACCATCACTATGAAAAGTGAAAATAGAGAAAAAGATGATCTTTCTCTTCTTTACATGTATGACCTAAATTCTAAATATGGAGAGGGTATCAATTCAAGTAATATCGGTATTATTTCCAGTGCTACCTTTGTATCAAGAGATGAACTTGAAGGACAAACTGGAAATTATGGAAAGAAAGTAGAATATGCCCCAGATGGTGTAGCAATTAGAGGTGCACTTAGAACACCTGGAACTATCAAAGACTGTATAAATACTCTACTAGAAAAGGGAATGATTGGTAATACTTTACTGTCTAATGGAGATGATTGTTACCTTGTAGAATCTTACATCTCAGACTCTGGAGAATATAAAGTAGAAGTTAGACAACTTCCTAATGTAGTAGGTAGTGCTGTTGTAAGAAGTAATCATGGTGTACTACTTGAAGATGCTGGATATAGAAGAGAAGATGATGAATTTAAGAGAAAAAGTACAGAACTTAGAAAAGAAATGGTGGAAGTAAAAATAGGTAAAGCAAATTCCATCACTGAAATTATAGATATTCTTTCTGTATATAATGAAAATCCAGAGCCACAATTTAATCCTCTCAGATGGGACAGCAGAGAAAGTGCAATGCGTACAACTGGACAACTTCTTGTTATTCCTAAACAGAAGAAACTTCTTTACCGTAGCATCTTTGACAGGATAGAAGATAAAGTAAGCACACTTGATACTGGACTTTCTTATGAATGGCTTGAACCATTCTCTGTAGAATTAAGTGAAAGGAGATCACTTAATGAAAGTTTGGGAAAAGAAATAAAAACAGATGGTCTTTATACTTTTACAGACAGTAGAGATAAAGTAAGATACTTCTTTGAAAGTACAGGGGTACTCCATTATGTAGCAAGAGTAGATGAAAATCTTAAAGTAAAACATATTAGAAAGGCTACACAGAGAGATCTCTTGGGTATTAAAGGTAATCCTGCTCTTTCTTTTATAAATAAAGTAAAATAAAAATGGAAGAAAAAGATAAACTTTTTGAAGTTAAAATGATTTATCCAAGAGGATCAAGACTCGATGAAGTTTTGGAACAAAAACCTTTGAAAATTAAGGTAAATAATAATATAAATGAAGTTAAGGATTTAAAGGTTACTTTTAAAGACAAGAAATTTGAAAACCCAAGTGAAATTAAAATCCATAAAGATCCTACTGTAAACAGTATGCTTATGGACTGGGTAAATGAAAATAAAAAGAAGTAAAAGAAAGGTATCTTCTTTAAATTTTTAGAAAATTTTGGATATTTTAAGTCCTAAGAAGATAAGAAAATTAAAAGAAGGTATCTCTTTTTAAAGCTTAGTAAAAATAATTAATTAAATTTTAAATATTATGTATAAAATAAACGAATCAAGACTTGTTAAGGATTCAGTTCTTAATGGTGGTAAACCAAATGTAAAAATATATGCTAGAGAAGACAGATATAGATTTGCTGGTGCAAATGAAGTAGAAATTTATGTAAATAATGGTACTGCATTTAAATTTGACTGTAATGAAGCCGAACAGGCTAACATGAGTCTTCTTGAACTAATTGGAGCTGAAGATAAATTCAAAGAGCAAGTAATGAATGCTGTAACTACTGCTATTGAAAACTGTATCAAAGATGCTGTAAAATCTTTTGATGTGAAGAAAGCGATTTCTGTTATGGTAGACAATGTTATGAAAGTAGAAAAAGAAGATAAAATATCAAAAGAAGATACTATTGCCTATGTTAGAGAAACTCTACCTAAGAAAATATTCTCCATCTATGCAAGAGAGTTCGAAGATGAACTAAGAAAAAGAGGATATGGAGATGTAATTGGCGATAGACTTTTATAAGAAAATAAAATCTAATCTCTCATAATGTAAATTTTAAAGTTAGAGTTTTTGCCTACCTAAATCCACAGGTAGGCAAATTCTTATAGGAAATACTCATTAAATAATAAAAATCCTTAAATCTTATGAATGGTAAAGAAAAATTTTTAAAGAAATATGGACATCTTCTCTCAGAGGCTAAGTTCATCCAAAATTATAGAAAAATGTACAGTGGTCTAGATATAAAACCTGAAATTACAGGAAATATAGCAAATGTCCATTTAAAAACAGAATCTCCACTTGCTGTGAATCTATCAAATGAAGAAGTAGCATGCGCATATATGCTTAAAGAAGTAGATTCTCATCAACTTGAAACTTTAATGTCTGTACATATCACAAAAGCGGTAGAAACAGCATACTCTGAAATTAAAGATTTCATTTCTATACCTATGCATGTGGCACAACTTATTACAAAGGTAGAACTTGAAACAGGAAGTGATAAAGAGAAAATCCTTAAGTGGAGAGACAATATGGTAGTAAATGGAGTTTATAAACCACTTCAAAAAGAAATAGACTATCAACTTAAAGCCTACAAATATCTCGATTAAAAATAAAAGAGCCTACCATTTAAATTTTTGGTAGGCTCTTCTCTAAAAAATAGATTATGAGAATTGGTTTATTTTCTTAACTCAGTAATACTCCCTTTTTTATAAATTCTCTTTTATAAATTTCTCCATAATAAGAATCTACAAAAGGTCTAGCAATTTCTACCATATCTGAGTATTTGTTTTGATCAATTAGGAAATTTACATGGTTTTTAATTATTTTATCTGCTTGGAACATACTACCAATATTTTGAATATATTCTTGAATAAAGTTTTTAAGTTGTTTGTTTATTTGTTCAACTACAGTAGCCGAAAGTTTTCTATTTCTAAGAAGTAAGAAGAAACTTGCTTTTTCTCTTGGACTTAGCTGATAATCTGAATTGAATCCACCAACTAAACCAAAAGTATAAGTATCATCATGTTTATTTTTTACAAAAACTAAACCATGATCTGTTTTAACTTCTTTATCAAATCTGGCTTCATTTACATACCTAATTCTTCTACTTTCGTATAAATATCCAAGATTTTTAAGTTCGGCCATGATATCATCTTTGTAATATGCTAGATCTGAAAGTTCAAGCATATCAACAAAGTTTTTCATATAAGTTTCATCTTTTTTCCATGTATCATACATGTCTTTTACATAGTCTTTCAAGATAGATTTCATATCTACACCTGGTAAATCTGGTATTGATGTAAGCACATTATAAAGCACTTGCTGTATTTTTTCTGTAAGATCAAGTTCAAAATGTACATCAGAATGATCAAGAAGATCAGCATTTGCTCTTTCTTTTTCATCTGCTTTATAAATGAATGTACCATATCCATCAAGAGTTATATTTATAGTATCTTCTCCTTTTGGAACATACAAGTTGATATGTGGTCTATATCTTGATCTAACATATTTTGTTTGTGTATCTTGGGCAGATTCATTTAAAATTATTCCTCTTTTTTCAACTTCTGCTCTTATTTCATCTTTGTAAACATAAAGTAAATCTGTGCTGTTTATTTCAAGTCTACTAAGCATATCATGGAAGAATCTATCAAGGCTTCCACCTACTCTTCCACTTCCTTTAATAACAAAGTCCACATAATCTTTAACAAGTTTACTTCCATTATTTCTTACACAGATATCTTTAAAATAAGTATAAACATAGTTATAAATATGTTTGTGTAAAGTTTTTGCAAAAGCATCTTTATCTGCTTTAAGTAAAACAGTCTCTTCCTGTTCACTTACTCGAACATTGTAGTCTACAAGATCTCCTACTCTAACTCCAAATTCTCCACTTCTATTTTTATAAGTAAGTGTTATATCATATCCACCAAATTCATCTTTACCACTTTCCTCATTTAGTCTATTTTTTATGATTTTATCTCCATATTTTTCCAAGAATTTAGATCTTCTAACCTTTTCATTCATTTCTACAAAATCCAAGATAGTTTCACTTATTAGACCAGGAATGGCATTTAAGAACACTCTCTTATATTCTGGATTCATTGCTGTATACATGTGTATTTTAGCATGTTCTTCTTCATTAAAATCTTTGATTTGTACATAATTTTTATTTGTACTACCAAAGTACACCATTACACCATTATATCCTTTACTCTGTAACATATAAATTTTGTCTGGATCTACACGAACACCTCCTGTAATATTTGCTTCATTTACTATATCTTTTTCAAGTATTTCTTTAAGTTGTTTTTCTATTTCATCATAGTATGGAGCAAGTACATCAGACTTTATATTTCTAAGTGCTTTCTCCCTTTCTCTTTCATCAGATTTAATTTTTGGATTTTCTTTTAAGAGATTTTCTATGTGATTCTTTGCTAGTTCTCTTATACTATACTTATCAATAGCATCATAGAGAGCATTTTGCATTTCTACAGCTATTCTACCACGAGTATTATAAGAAAGAATTTCTGGATCTTTCCCATTTATCAAGGTAACAAGTGCCTGGATCTTAGGATCGGAGTCTATAAGAATTTCTCCATCCATAGTAATAGAGATATCCCTACCTTTTGGAATATATTTAAATTCGTTCATATTAAAAAATTTCGGTATGTACTTTTTTCTCTAAGGCTTTTTCTTTTTAAGTACAAACTTTGAAACTCCTGTAAAGTAGATTTTCTCAAATCCTTCACTTCTCATTATTTCACTCTCTGATAAATTTTTATTATATCCTTGTTTAATCAGTTTACTCTTTTGAGTAGCATATCTGGGTAAGTATTCTAAATTTCTTATCCAGCCATAAGGTATAGAAATACTTTCAAATTTCATTCCCAGACTTTCGTAGGTATCTCCTGTGAACTTATCCATATTGTTATAACTTATAATAGTCTCGAAGTCCACAAATGAAAGAAGATGCTTAAAGAGTCTTTTTGTTCCACCTATAACAGTATATCCAGTTTTGGTAACAAGTCTACCAATTTCAAAGAGTTTATCTTTTTTACTCTTTACTCTAAGAGTCATAAGTTGAATAAGTTCATCATCTTTTGTATAGAGACCAAGTGCATATGTACAGTGAACATAGCCTTGAAGATGATTACTTTCTAAGAATTCTCTTTGGGTTTTAACATCAACTTCTTTAATATTGAGTTTTCTAGCAAAAAGTTTTATCTTCTCCAGGATTAGATTTTTTATAAAATTTTCTATCTTATCCTTATCCTTAAGGATTTCCCATTCCCAAATAGAAACAAGTCTTATATTTTTACTTTTACAAAGATTATATTTTCTAATATGATAATTCTTATCTTTAAATCTTTCAGAATGCCAGTATGACCCATTTATTTCTATTCCCAAATTAAATTCTGGGATAAAGATATCAAGTTCCATAGGTGGGATTTTATCTCTTACTGAAGTAATAACTTCCCCAGAATAAAAAGATTTTATAGAATTTACAAAATCTTCTTCAAGTTTAGAAGTTCCTAAGAAGTGTCTGGCTTTAAGTAGTCCACATGTATGACACCCATGTCCTCTTAGATGATCTCTTGGACTTTGTAAAAAAATTCCATGATCTTCACATTTTATTTCTACTGGGGTACTGTTATTTTTATATTCTACAAGAGAGTAATCATAAGTATCTCCATGAAGTTCTTTTGATTTCTTTATAAAGTCCTCAGTACTAGATGAACAATTTTCTTGTATGTGATTTAGAGTGGATATCATGCCACATTCTTTACAACCTTTACCAC